AACGGTATCGGGCTTGGCGAAGTTTGCGAAGCGTTTGCTTGTACAGTCGGGCAAATTGCGCCAAACCCGTGTTATATGAAGTGCCGACTTATTTAAGATAAAGCCCCATTGAAACACTAAACAGAAAAACAAAAAGAAAAAAAGCGATGGAAAATAAAAAGATTTTAAAATTAACACTTGAGGAATATGGTTATGAATTAGATAAACTGATATTCCCTGCTGATGGTTTAATTATGGCTATTTCAGAAGCAATGGACAGAGCAAGATTAGACCAATGTGATAAGGTTGTAAAGAAAATAGAGCAAAGAACAAACAGAATAGGGATGTTTTATGCAAATGAAGAAAAAACATATAATTTAATTAAGAAGCTGTGAGTGGTGGCTTTTTTCTTTTTGTTTTTCCTTCACGGAACTTCAATTGGAAACGGTCAGCAAGGCATTTCATATAACGTTGAGGCAGCTTGGCGCAGTGGCGGTTTAATAGTACATCCGTTCATTTCAGCACTAATGATTGTAAAATGTACTAAAGTTTGGTTATGGTAGACAGCCGCCATTTTGCCAAACTGCTTGTTATAGGCTGATTAAATTTTGAACGATGGCAAAGGAAGGTACAGTCTATATTGGTGATGTTGTTAAGTACACCGATAAGGCAAAAAAACATTTAGGTAATGCGGTAAAGGAAGATGCAAAGCATTATCATATTGTCAAATCAGTTGAGCATAATGGTCAGATGTTGAATTTTGAAGATGGTAGCTGTTGTGATACATATTGGGTAAAAGTAGTTGCTAGGGCGGCAAAAATTTAATTTGCCTATAACGATTGGCTATATGCAATAATTGTGGCAAAATAAATTTATCAACACTATGAAAACTCAAAAATAGTTTACCATATTTGCATTATGATTATCAAGCTAGGATTTGAACATAAAGGGTTTTTATTTGGTTGGCACAAAAAACAGCTATACCGATTGAAGGGAGAAATAAACGGCAAAAACTACGGGTTTAGAAAATTGCCATTAATCAAAATCATGGGCAACGATGGTTATAGAGTTAAGACTGATAAATTAACCATTCAGCAATGTATAGCAAAGACTACAACATTTATTGAGCCGTTCATTATGCCACAACATGAAGATTTACCTTTGCCCTTTTAGATTGTGCATAAAAAAGTTTATTGATTTGAATGAGAGGTATTGATGATAAATTATTACCAAATATTATTAAAAATAGAATTTAGATATGTCTGAACAAGTGAAAAATTTAAGAAAAAAAACAAACGAAAATAATGAGTATATTCCTGATATTTTTAATACGCAGATAAAGGCTTCTAAGGATATTGAGGATGGTATTATTTCAGCGTTATTGATTGATATAACTTCTTTAGATGAGGTTTCTAATATTCTAAAGCCTGAAATGTTTTATTATAATGTCAATAAGATAATTTTTGAAGTTATACTTTATCTTGAAAACAAAAAAATAGGTATTGACCTAATTACGGTAGCTGAAGAGCTTAAAAACAGAAATAAAATTATTGAAGTCGGAGGTGTATTTTATCTCACTCAATTAGCTAATAAAATAGGCAGTACAGCGCATATAGTATCTTATGCTAGACTGTTATATGAAAATTTTCTTGAACGAAGAGTTGCGCAGGTTGGTGTTGAGATTTATAAAAAAGCAATTTCACAAGAATTGGATGTTTTTGATTTAATTGATTATACAGGAAAAAAGATTTCAGAAGTAGCAGATAGTATTCAGGGTAGCAATCAGTCAAAAATGTCAGATGCAATTTATGAAGAATTAAAACTTATTGATACCCGAATGTTTAAAGCGCAAAATGGGTCTGTGCTAGGTGTTCCTACGGGGTTTAAGAATTTAGATTACATTACAGGTGGTTGGCAAAAAAGTGATTTAATTATAGTTGCGGGTCGTCCGTCTATGGGAAAAACAGCAGCAACATTAAATTTTGCTCGAAATGCTTCTGTTTTGGGAAATATTGGTGTAGGTGTTTTTTCTCTCGAAATGTCAACAAGTCAACTTACAGCTCGTTTAATGTCTTCTGAAGCAGAGATAGAAAATGATAAATTAAGAAACGGTAGAATGAACCAAAATGATTATGCTCGACTTACAAGTAGCATTGATTTATTGAAAAATGCCAATATTGTAATTGACGACACTCCTGCGTTATCTATTATTGAATTGAAAGCCCGCGCTAGAAGGATGAAAGTTGAAAATAATATAGGTTTGATAGTGATTGATTATTTGCAATTAATGAGTGGGAGCGGGAAAAAGGCAGAGGGTAGTAGAGAGCAAGAGATTTCCTCAATATCTCGCGGATTAAAGGCGTTAGCAAAAGAATTGGATATACCTGTTATTGCTTTGTCGCAATTAAGTAGAGCGGTTGAATCTAGAGCAGGTGATAAAAGACCTATTCTTTCAGATTTGAGAGAATCGGGTTCAATAGAGCAGGATGCAGACATAGTAATATTTCTTTATCGCCCCGAATATTATGGTTTGCCATTAACAGATGGCAGTGATAGCAAAGGTGTAGCAGATTTTATTATAGCTAAACACAGAAATGGTTCTTTGAGTGATATTAGAGTAGAATATGTGTCTGAATATACAAAGTTTAAGGATTATGTTTCTACTAAGTATCAATATAAAGAAGAAGATAATTCGCAAAAAGTAGAATCAGATAATTATGCTCCAATTAAAAAAGATAATAACAAGCCTAAAGGTCTTACTCCATTAAATATAATATTGCAAGAAGATAATAATCAAGATGACACTCCATTTTAATAACAAAAAAATTGAATAATATTAATATGTGCAAAAATAATGGGTCGGATTCAACCCAAAAAAATATAGAAATGTATAAAAGCGGTTTAATATTTATTTATATAGGAGCGTATTCGAGGTTGCTTATTGGTATGTCTTTTTTTAAAGATGGAGATGGGATTGAAACCGTCTATTTTGATAGGAACATAAATATTTCCGAATTTATTTTAGGATTTACCTTTTTTGAAAAAAAGGATTATCATGCTTTTGGAGAAGGTTATTGGAGCAATATGCAGGAGCATAGTAATAATCTCATACAATTTTCAAAATTACAGCCAATAGCCTTAACAGGTAAAGAAAGCAAATCTGAATTTGAGGATATACTTCATGCACTAATTTGATTTTGCCCTAATTTAGTGGGCTAAAATCAAGGTTATGTATTTATTGAAAAAATATTTTGAATCAAGTATTCTTTTTCTTTCGGGATTCTTCGTAAACAGTCCTGATACTCCTAGCATGAAAAGGCTTTGTGGTCTTTTGTGTACCATATTCCTTTGTGCAACTCTTTATCATAATAGTTTTAGTGATGAAAAAATAATGCCGAGTACGCCATTGGTTGAAAGCGTTGCTTTGTTGGCGTTTGGTTGTTTAGGGCTTACATCCGCAGAAAGTATTTTCAAGAAAAAAAAATAGAAACATCAGCTACGGTGTTTTCTATTAATTAAATGATTGAATGAAAAATTTACCAAAAGAAGAATTGCTTAGTAGGCTAGAAGCGATTAATCGCAGTAATGCCATTATTTATTTTGACCTTAATGGAGTTATATTAGGGGTTAATGACATTTTTTTGGAAACAATGGGTTATGGTAAAGGTAATCATGATGATATTATTGGAAAAAAACATAGCATTTTTGTATGTGAAGATTATTCAAGGTCAATTGAATACGAGAAGTTTTGGGATATATTAAGAAGTGGTAAACATTATCAAGGTGAGTTTGAAAGAATAAGAAAAGATGGGAGTCTTGTAAATCTTCAGGCAACTTATAATCCAATTTTTGATGAGGATAATAAGATTACCAAGATAATGAAAATTGCTACTGACATTACTGTAATTGTAAATAGTAAGAAACAAATAGATGCAATTAACAGAAGTACGGCTATTATTAGTTTTAACATTGATGGATATATATTAGATGCAAATTCTATATTTTTAGAAACTATGGGCTATAAATCCAATGAAAAAGATAAAATCATTGGAAGGCATCACAGTATTTTTGTTAACTATGAGTATTCTAAGTCTGATGAATATACTAAGTTTTGGCAAGAATTACGAAAGGGAAAATTCTTTGATGGAACATTTGAAAGAAAAAAAGTAGATGGTTCTATTGTTTATTTACAAGCGTCTTATAATCCTGTATTTGACAGCAAAGGAAATATAACCGATGTAGTCAAAATTGCAACTGATGTTACTGATTCTGTAAACAATAAGAAAAAAATAGATGCCCTCTCGAAAGATTTGCAAATAGAACTAGATAATTCTCAAAAACTTAAAAACTCAATTGAGATAGAAAAAAATAATGCTTTGAACGACTTAGACACTATGATTAAGAAAAGTCAATCAGAGTTAATTAAAACTATTGTAAAAGTTGCTTTGATGGTTATAGTTGGTGTAGGTGTTATAACTACTATTTTATATTGGATGGCGATGATTACAGGTAAAGATACACAGATAATTGGCTCAACTTGGAGTAATATGTTTAGCGTATTGCTAACAAATGCGTTTTCAATAGTTGGTACAATTATGGGTATTAAATATGCAACACAAGAACCTAATAAATAATAAAAAATGAGCAAAATTTCAAATCACATTACGATTAAAGAGGCAACATACTCTGCAACAGGCGAGGCAAGAGGTATTGATAATAGCCCAACTGAAGAACATTTAGCTAATATGAAGCTATTAGCAGAAAAGGTATTTGAGCCTTTAAGAGTATGGTATGGAAAACCAATTAAAATAAACTCTTTTTATAGAGGTAAGGCTCTTAATGCAGCTATCGCAGGTAGTAGTTTAACAAGCCAACACTGTTTTGGTCAGGCTATGGATATTGATACTGCCACTGATAATAAAAAGTTGTTCAATTACATAAAGGATAATTTAGATTTCGACCAACTAATTTGGGAATTTGGTAATTCTGATAATCCCGATTGGGTTCATGTCAGCTATAAGGGATTAGGAAACCGAAAACAAATACTTAAAGCTAGTAAGGTTAACGGAAAGTCCGTTT